GGAATCATCATGTCCTATTGTACCTGCAACTACAATAGCATCTGTTGTTACTGTGCCATCAAAAAAGGCATCTTTAAATTCTACAGAACTTGAACCTAAATCTATATCATTATCAGTAGAAGGTATGATACCACCATTAGTAAAAGTTACTTGGTTGTCTCCACCTGCTGCGATTGTAATAACATCAGAACCTGAAAATGTAATAGATGTATTTGTATCTGCATCACCAAAGATAGAGTCTAATCCAAGACTTCCAACATTTGATATATTAGCTTCACTAAAATCTAATGCACCACCTACAGTAAGTGTTCCTGATATGTCTACATTACCATTTATATCTACTGTTGTTGCAGCTATCTGTATTTCTGTATCTGCTACTAAATCTAACTGTCCGTCTGTTGATGAGTTAATATATATTGCTGTATCACGAAACTGTAACTTTTCTGTTGAAGCAACTAAGATGTCATCACTAAACTCAAAGTAGTCTTCGTCTTCCATCCATTTGAGAACACCATCTGATGTCTCACCATCAAATGTTATTGTTATATCTGTTCCTGCAGTTCCTGCTCCAAAGGTTAATGTATTGTCTAATAACTTAGATATAGGACCACCTTCGTTGGCAGTACCATCGTGAGTATGTCCACTACTTGCTTGGAAGACTGCTAATAGTTGGTCAAATTCATCGTTAGTATGTGCTGCTGTGATTACGTCACCATCTGTATAAGATGATTGTCGTGTATACGTTGCTCCCATTTACCTTCTTGCTCCTAACTGATATTCTAATTGAAATCCTTTTAATGAGTATGGTGCTGTTGTAGCATTGTCATTTACTCTTAACGCTACTGCAAAACCTGAACCCTCTACGGATTGTCTTAACAATGGCTGTGATGCACCACCATATGTAGGTGTTCCATAAGTTGATGTGCCATATATAGCAACCACGTCTTCAGAATCTAATGGATATGCTGAAGGTCTTGAAGAGTTTCTATCTTCATAATCATATCTTACAAACATATCAGCATTAATAGCTGACTCAGGTTTGTAGTTGACTATAACCCTTTGCATATGCTTTCTTATTCCGGGGTCTCCAAAAGTTAAATCAGGACTTCTATATCTACCTGATACTTTTGTTCCATCAAAGTCATTGCCTTTTTCTTGTCTGTGTATAAATCCATCATACCCACCATGTAAGACTAATACATCACCTGCTTCTACAAATGTATCTGTTGCAGATGGTTTTATACCTCTTAACTCTGCAAACTCAAAGTTTTGACCTTTCATAACACATATAACACCCTTTGTGTTATCTTCACCTACAGTGTCTTTAGAAAAGAATATTCTATATTGTGTTTTGTCAGGTATAACTATTGACTCAAATAAAGCTGCATCAACTAAGTTATCGTCAAATATAGACTGCACATTTGCACTAATAGTTCCAAGTTCAACGTCACCAATTCTTGCTGTACCTGCAACTGTACGTAATCCATCAGGTCCTAAAAATATTAAGTCACCTGCAAATTCCTGTATGGTGTCTCCATTTACACAGCCAATGTTTCTTGTAACAGGTGTTATTGCAAAGTCAGTAGATGTGCTTCCTGTTAGTTTAAATATTCTATTTTCACAAAATATAAATAAGTCACCACGGAAAGCCTTTAATCCTACAATCGTATCATCAACTTTTACACTTCCTGCACCACTACCAGTATTAAAACCATCTTCATCAGAAGGTTGACTAAATACTATCTCTTGTGGAGTGCTTGACATACCTGCATAAAACATGTGACTTTTAAATGCAGTTACAAACTTAGCACCTTCTACGCTTGACTCTGTAACATCTGTTGCAGTAAAAGATGTATTAAAAACTGTTGGGTCATTTGTACCATCTGTGACAATTATTTTTTCATTGCCATCAAAGTTAAATCTTTCAAACGTATATTTACCTGCATTAGTTCTACCTGTATCTCTTTCTGTCCAACTTTCAGAAACTGCACTATCAACTACGTGTGCTGCAGCTGTTGTAGAACTTGTTGCTCTTGTTACACCTGTAAATGTTGTTGATGTAACACCTGTGTATGTAAATATTTCTGAGTCAATCTGTAATGTACCACTTGAACTAAAACCTGTTGTGCTATCCACAGTTATAGTTCCTGACCCTGACATTGTTGCACTTGATGTTATTGCAGTCGCTAATTCAGTTGACGCTGAACTAAATATTTTTTCACCTCTTGCAGCAATAATGTTATTATTAAAAAATGCTACCATTAAAATTTTTTCAGAACTAGCTGATGTTTGAGGTACAATATGATTACAATGTTTTCTAAAGCCGTTTATTCTTCTATAGCCACCTTCAATGTCAGGTTCAAAGTTTAATAACTCTAACGCTTGTCCCGGTTGCATAATAAAGGTTGAACGACTTTTAATTAAGCCACCCTCACATACAAACGCTGAAGGTGATGTTTGTGATTGGTCAGGCATATTATGTCAACCTTAACGATATGTCTGCTGTATTAGAATATCCTGTTCTTGGTATATATGTAGACCTGACATATTCAAATCTATTAATTAATAATGTCTGCATATTTTTAATACCTTGTTCAAATCTCTGCATATTAAGTTGATACTGTTGTGTTTCACCTCTATACTGATATACAAAAGCTGTAGCACCATCTGCTATAATAGGTGCAAATCTGTCAGGTATAGATGTAGTATCACCATGTGCTGACATGTCACTAGGAAATGTAAAATAGTCGTATTTTATAGAAAAAGATTTGTTGGGGTAAGGATAAAGAATGTAGTTGTTGTCAGGTGTTCTTGTTACATAAGATGGTATTGCACCTCTATCAAACTGTGCTACTTGAACACCACTATCGTGTGCTGAAGCTGTTGTAGAATTAGCACCTCTTGTAGCACCTGTAAATGTTGTGCTTGTTGTTCCTGTATAAGTTACTTGTTCATTTCCTATAAATAAAGTTCCTGAACTGTCAAAACCTGTTGTACTAACTACTGTAATTGTTGTAACTGAGTCCGTATGTGATGTGCTTAATGTAGTTGTATTTATTTCATCCTCTTGTGTTATGTAAGAATTTACATAATCGTTATAATTAAGTATTGATAATCTTCCACCATTTACACCTAAATCACTATCTTTTACTAATCTAAATGTATTATAATCTACAGTTTTAGCATCTGTTGGAATACTATATTTAACTGTTCCTGCTGTAAGTGTTTGTGTTTTAGTAGTGTGATTAAAAGGATATTGAAACTCTTTTTGATTAATATATCTTACAGCTTCATTGACAGCATTCTTACATTGTGTCTGTATACCTCGTGAAGAACTAAAGTTAGATGAAGTTAAAGCTACTTCATTTAGTCGTGCTATTACTCTATTTGTATGTGTAAGAAATGTTTCTGCCATAATATATCCATGTTAAAGAGGGCAAGTTACCCTGCCCTCTCATATATAGTTGAGTTACGCTAATGTATCTCTATCTACTTCGTCAGCAGTCATTGTACCAACGTCATCAATATCCATACAAATAGCAAACATTCTGATTTTTCCACCAGTTGTTGTGCCTGTCATTGCTTGGATTTCAATGTCAATAGTATCTGAAGTACCACCAACAATAACTGGAGCATAAGCTGCAGGAGTAGGAGCATAATCACCTACACTTGCACCATCAAAGTCAAAACCATCAACAAAGTTGTCGAGGTCTCCACCTGTTATGCCAAAGTCAAAGTCAGTATCAGTAGAAGTACCTGCATGTGCTTCTGTAACTTCAAAACCTGCATGAAGTATAACTGTATTCGCAGGAATAGTTAAACCCGGAATAACGTCATTTGCTGCAAGAGCAGTTCCTTTATCTGTTACTGCTTGAGCAAAGTCTAGTGTATGCTGAATAAAGTATGGTTGTCTACCTCTAGAACCCATACCTCTAGCAACGGAAGTTGTATTATCGCCTAATGCCATATTAAATTCTCCTCTACGCTAAACAATATGCAGCAGTTACGATAGCTTCAGGGCGAAGTATCTTTCTGCCATACAAATGCATACCACGAACAATATCAGCGAAACTATCAGGGTCTCTGTAAGTTTCTGTTTTGTTGATTTGTTCAGCAGTAGCTACTGCAGATGAATGACCTGCTACAATAATTCCAAAGTTTGAAGTATTCTGACCACCTGTTGTAGAAGGACCTGTGCCTACTGACGGAAGGTTGTTAGATGTGTATACTTTAAAACCATGTAAGTTATTTAAAACAAGACCATTTTGTAATCCTGAACCACCAAAATCTCCATTTAAAAGACGTGAATCTTCATCTTTTAAAATTTCGATAAATACTGGGTCAAGAACTAACCATCTGTTTGTTGTGTCAACATTTTGTTGGTCTAGTAGTCTAGACATACGTGCAACAACTTGTAATGGAAATGCATTACCTGTTGTTCCACTCTTGGCTGCTGTTGCACCACCTGCTCTTGGCTCAAGACCAATCGCATTATTTGCAGTACCTGCAGTACCATTAGTTTGTGTAAAATCAGAAGCGTCAATAGACATTGAAGCTAATAATTCTGCACCCACTAAGTTAGAACCACTAGAGGATGTTGATACGGCTTTAGCACCATTTACTGTTGTATTAACAGTATCTGGAGAGCCATGTAACGCTGACTGTTTAAAACCTGACAAATAACCAAGAACGTCTTGGTCAAATTGGTCAGCTAGTCTATAAGCAGCTCTATCACTAGCTAACTGTTGAAAGTTAACATGTGAATGTGCTTCTTCAATATCGTCAACCTTAAATGCAAAGTAATTAGCTTTGTCAATTGTTAGGCTGAACTCTTCATCGTCAAGGTCTTGTGGTGTAATAGTTGTTCCACGAGAGTATGCCTTAACTGTAATTTCAGGTTCTTTAATAACCTTAACGGAATCACCCATGTTAGCAATTTCGCCAAAGTAATCTGAATTAGTGATTTCTTCAACGACTGATGACTTGCGAAATGCAAGTTGCACCTGTTTGCTGTAAATAATAGGGCTAAAATTACCATTAGGAAGATTACCATAACCTGCTGCACTTGAAAATGCCATAAGTTATTCTCCTTTTAAGAATATTTACACAGATGCAAAACATACAAATTTATTAACAGGGCTGACTTACGCTAGGTGCATATCATATAAGCTGTACATCTTATAATCAATGGGCTATGTTTATCAGGTATTCTAGTAAATTATTGTTGTTTGCGATTTATGTAAGTGTAGGTATTCACGTAAATGTGGGCTACACATACATTATGTATTATAGTTATACATATATATTACTGTTTGTCAACAGTTTTTTGTTTAGGAACTTCAACAAAACTGAAGTTCACACTAAAAGAGCGTCTTTCTCCTTTAGTTTTAAATGGATAAACACAGTGAAATAGTTCTGCAGGAAATATATAAAAATCTCCTACTTGTGGTTTAACCATAAAATTTGTTTGGTTATATCCTGAAGATGTGCCATGAGCAAACTGTATATGTCCGTTTGCAGGATGATGGTCTTTATAATCTTCTTCCCATTCTTTTTCTATGCCATCAGGTAGTTTTAAATATCCAACACAGGACATTCTAGAACCTGTATGAATATGTAATGGATTGTATTCGTTTTCAAATTGTCGTACAAACCATCCTGATGCTATTTGTATTCCATAATTATTATTTTCAGTATCTAACTTATCTTTACCAAAAGAATGTCTATACTCAACATAATTATGAAATCTTCCAATAAAATGTGAAAACTCATCTAGCCATAATTTTTCAATAGCTTCACTAAACCTTAATTCTTGTTTAACTTTACCTACTAAATTATCTGACCAGTCTTGTAATTTAGGATTCATCATATCATTCATCTTTTTTATAAAAGACGAACTCATTTTTTTATATCCCATTACAGGACCAAATGGTGCTATATATTCTTCTTCCTTTTTAGGAACATATATTTTACTTGTCATAATATATTCCTATCTAGCTGAACCTGAAATGTCGTAAATAAATTTACCACTTCTTATAGCTTCCATTATAACTTCTGAATTTTTTTCATATTCTTGAGCAGACATGTTTTGAACATCTGATTCTTTTATAAAACTTTTACTCTCATTACTTTGAGGTTCTGACCTTTCACCTTTAGCATTAACAGCTTTTGCAGCATCTTTGCTAGGTTTTTGGCTTGTCATATTTATATCAGCTTTATATAAATCAATTGCTCTTGCGGCTGATTTAGCATCATTATCATTTTCATACAAAGCATTCTGTACCCATTTAGGTTGTTCTTCTGCCCATTTATGAAACTCATCACTTTCTCTAATATTAGCAAAGTCAGGATGTATAGCTAATAATTCTACTTCAGCTTTTTCTTTTGATGCTTCAACACGTAAGTCTTCGTATTGCTTCATTTTATCTTCCAAATTTTTTGACTGCTCTCTAGCTTTTTTAATTGCTATTGACTCTACAATTGCAGCCACATCAGGATATTCTTTTGCCCAAGTTTCTAATTCTTCTTCAGTCTTAGGTAATTTAATTTCTTGTTTGGTAGAAGACTCTAACTGTTGTTTTAAAGATTCTATTTCTTTTTTAAAGTCCTCTGCTTGTTTTTGAGAATGTCTTCTTAAATCACCATAGCGTTTTTTAAAACTTTTCTCTTCAGCACTTTCAGGTTCTTTTTCTTCTGTTTCAACTGTATCTGATTCACTATCTTTTTTTTGTTCTTCGATTAGTTGCTTTAATTCAGCTTCTTCTTTTTCTCTTTTTTCTTCTTGTGAGTAAGGTTTACTTACAAATGCAGCTTTTTTAGGTGTTGCTTCCTTTGTCATAACTAATTCTTCAGCCATGTTCTTCTCCTTTGTTGGGGTCATAGTAGCCACTTGGGGGTGTGAGTAGCCAACAATGTAGACTATTTTTTAGAAGCTAGTCCACCACGCTTCATTTTCTTAGGTTTAGATGCTATGCCACCTTTTGCACGAACAATACCTTGTCCACCTCTTCTGCCTGTACCTCTAAGACTAGCTGTATCTACTTTTTTACCTAGACTTGTTGTACCTGCTCTTTCTGCTCTGTTAGCTTCAGCTTCATCTCTTCTTCTTTTTTCTGCTTCTGCTTCTGCTATTTGTTTAGCTAACTCAGCTTTTTTTCTGTTAGCTTGTGCTTCTGCTTCTGCGTTTGCTTTAGCTTTATTTGCGTCTACTATTTTAGATTTGTCTGTAACAATTTTAGAAAAACCTTCAGGTGTTCGTTTTGTAGCAATTTTAAATGTGCCTGTATCACCTGTTCCTGAACCTCCTCTACCTTCTGCAGCAATATTAACACCCTCTTCTGCCATATTTTCTACATAATCACCATAGCGTTTCTTGCCTTCTTCTCCTAGACCCATATATGTTGAATTAGATATTTCACCACCAAACCATCCTGCTTTTGCACCTGCTTTCATAGATACTTTAGCATCTTTAAATGAACGATAAGATGTTAAATTTTCATTTGTTTTTGGGTCAACAGCTTGTCCTGCTTGATTAAATATTCCACCTGTTACAGGGTCTATATCACCAACTTCTAAACCAACTCTACCTGAAACAAACATACCACCTAGATTTTTCATTAAATTATTTCTAGCCACATTAGTAGCAGGGTCTACATTTTCTCCTAGTTGGTCTGCAACAGCATTACTTAAAGTATCAGCTTGTAGTTGTTCTTCTTCTGTTAATTCTTCTCCACTCTTAGCTTTACCAATAATTGTACTAGCTATTTTTTGAGGTATGCCTGTTAATGCTAATATAGCACCCGGAATACCACCTGCTAGTAAAGCTAAACCTGCCTGTCCGAATTTATTTGAAGCAATACCTTTTAACCCCTCTCCTACATCTAACGTAGATGTAGCACCTAATAATGATTTAGTGCTTTGTAATCTATTTTCATTTTCATTTCTATCATCACTTTCTTTAGCTTCTACCACTTGTGTTGTAGGTATTGTAACTTCTTCTGTCTTAGGT